AACGCTACCGGTGTCATATTGGGGCGGCAAACCGCCTTGTCGACCTCCATCTGGTTTATGGTGTATCGCAAGGGGCAGGATGGATCTATTGTCCCTTATTATACGGGTGATACGTTTGGATCTAACAACGAGTCGGTGAATCAGGAAGCAACGGCTAGCCTCCGCAAGGGTGATATGGTAAGGTTTAAGATGGATATGTTAGATCCATATACCAAGGAATTGTATGATAAATACAATAGCCTTAACGCCGTTGACCCTAATTCTGATGAGACTAAGTCGGCTTACCGAGAGCTGGTTGATAATATGGTTATTAAGATCGTGGATGGTGATGGTAATTTTGTCTCGGTGCTAAAAGCCAATGATCCAGACTCAAAAGGGAGTAACGCTGATTTAAGGAGTATGGCCTTTGAGTTGTATAGGGATAATGTAGGATCCGTCGCGGGTGAGATTGATATACCGTTCGTAGGCACAGTCACCAGTGTTTTGCCGGGAAGACCTAATTTTAGCATAAGTGATGATAATGGGACGTTGATGGTATCCGAGAATGACTTTACCAACGAGACGGCTGGTAAGGTCGAGAGCGTAGGATATATAGAGAATGGGGAGGTTACGATGAGGGATGATATTAAGTATAATATATTCCCGTTCTGTACGGCTATCGTCAGGGACAAGTATGGTGATTATAAAAATTCACGTATTCCGGTCGTAGCTATAAAGACAGGAAATGGAAGAAATTACCTGTACCCCGTAAGATTGAAAAATCAGGATATATCGTCATTTTCATCCATGATCGAATCGATGGCTGATAGGATTACGGAGGGTCTAGGCGGAGGCGTAAGTATTGATGATATAATGGATCTTAATAACGCTATAGCCAGATCCGGGTTGGATAATAAGACATATATGATTCCGCTGGCGGGAGATGTGGATGTTATCAAAGGCCGGCTTGAAGCTGTCAAGGAAGCGGTTAGCAGGATGCCTATGACCGCTGATGTAAGAGGATGGATAGGTGATTCCAGAACTAAGGAGGATATTTTGATGAATGACGTTACGATCAACATTGATCTTAATAACGATCCTTTCATAGCTCCTAAGTTCAGGATGAGTATTAGGAGGGATGAGACGTTCTTCGAGGATACGGAGACCCCGTTCGTCAACCCGTCCAGCTCCCAATCGGGTTCCGCTTCGCCTACGAAGGCGGCCGAGGACAAGTCTTTGGTTTCCGACGGCAACGTAGTATCTGGAGAAAATGAGGCGGAAAATCCTTGCTAAATTAAATATCTTGACTTATCTTCGCAGCGTCAGTCCATCACCTGACGAGTAAGATATTTAAAAGTTGGTCCCTGTCGGGTGTGTGATGGCCCCGGTGGGGACTCTTTATATTATGCAATTAGATGCCTTTTTACATCGGAAGATCATGCAAGACCTACGCATCCAGCGAGTAAAGGTCTTGATGATGCTATACACCAGTAACTATTTTGTCAAGGTCAGACAAAAGCAGTTGCTTGATCATACATACTCATTAAGCAGGGATCAGGCTTTTGATTATATGACTGAGTTCAATAAAAGACTTAGTGATAAGGTTGGTATAAAATGTACGATGGATATCCTTTTACCTACCGATGATGATAATGCTAACATCATAATCGAGCACAATGGTATTATCAAGAAGTTGATGAAGGAAGCCGAGAAACTGGAGCTTGATACTGATGCTATCGAAGCCATGATGCGTGATCTTCTTGATGAGTTGAAGGATGATATTGATCTTAATATCCTGATATTTGACGTAAGCCAGTTGCTTATAAAATACAATCTATTTAGGTTGGATGCCATAACCGAGCAGGAGTTCAAGAACTCTTTTGTCAGGATGGATAGTAGGAATATGGAGATAAAGAAACTAACTTTATCTGATATCAAGAAGGTGGTGGAGATGATAGAGGATAGGTATAGCTACGCTTTATATATGACAGAGGAATATGGCTGATTACATTTTTTGTAAAAATATCTCCTGTTTGTTTGTAGTTTCAAAATAAGGTCTTATATTTGCGGTGTCCATCCGTTATTGGGCCATAAGAAGATATTAACTCGCCTAGGCGTAGGCGATAGATGAGGGCTATTGGTGGAATAACGGACGCCAATGGTCCTTGTTGTTTTATATTATGGATAAAGAACATATTTTGAAGTTATATGACGATTTGAATTATTTTTGTCAAAAGAGAAAGTTGAAATATACTGATCCTCCATTATATTCAGAAGAACTATATGTTGTTGTAAGGAATTTTGTAGACGATCTTAAATATGTTGATAATAATGACGTTTTAATTATCAAGGATTGCACTATAACTTCAAGTGATAGCGATTATGGTAATTTTATTCATTATGCATTGATAATGCTGTTTGGTCATAGTGATTTTGATTTCGATTATACCTTGATGTTGTACAATCGTTTTATATCGGCAGCTATAGAATATGAGGATGAATTATATAAATATGGCTATGGAGAATATATTCTTGATAAGATGTGCATAGATCATATGTTTAATGGCGTTGTTTATAATATAACTATATTGAATACGGATAGTAACATTGATAGCATTAAATTCACTATTTCCAATAAATTGAAAGCTAATAGAAAATTGGCCGAGTTTGTGAGTAGAATGATGCCTAGATGTATGAGTTTTGATATTTATGATTTATACGATTTTACAATGTGTGCTATTTCTTCATTAAGGGAAATATCACGTAGTGATAATAAAAAGATGCAATTTACTTATATTGGATTAGATGCAAACAATGGTCTTGTAAAGATTGGTAAATCTAAGGATATATGTGCAAGAGAGAAAGCGTTGAGGGTTGCTAATGTGTATTTTCACATGATAGCATATGTAGATAAGGATATAGAGTCTATTCTTCATTCTAAATATAGTGTATATAATATTGATAGAGAATGGTTCCATTTAAGGAAAGATCAAGTCGAAGACATTATTAAAAAACATGATTTTAATATTGTAGAAAATAATAAAAGATATTTTGATCGTATAGGAGATTTTCGCTAAACGATAAACTCCATTTTTTTTATAATTTAGGATTGAGTTTTTGCCTGTTCGTGAGGATCGGCAAAATGATTTGTACTTTTCAGTAGAAACATAAGGTTTGTTATTATGTTGTTATTTTGGTATCCCGTCCGCTCGTGAGAGTAGATGGGATTTTATATCTTTGTAACAAAACGATTTAGTAATGGGCAGATCTTGTTATGTTATAAAAAATAAGGAGGGTAGGGTAGATAATGTCCTTGCCCCTAATAACCAAGCATCCGGATTATACCAAAGGGCGATGGAGGTGCTGGGCGACCAGAAGCAGGCCTTATCGGTCTGGGGTACGGCCTACTCCCCCGACTTCGTGTCCTTCTTTGGCGACTGGATGTCCATGCCATCAGAATATGATTTGGATAGTAATGGGGAACCTAGGTATGATGATGTTATGTCATTTATCAAGCGAAAGAACTATTTCGCCGGCAATTTCATGGCCGATGAGGTTAAGGATATCAATAACACCCTTACTTCCTTGGGGGTTGATAATATCAATGATCTTAATGATATGATTGTATCTAATTTCCTCTCAGGCGGTGATATATTCCTCAATAGATACAATCTTGATAGGTCCGGGATGTATGACGCTGATGAGATTGATAATATCATGACCAACAGATCAGCGTATGAGCGGGTAAGGGATATGATGAGGAGGATTGTCGATTTTATGTCTGACGGGGATCTTAATGAGAAGGATATGTATTTCCTATCTTCCGAGTCAGGTCTTGGTGATGATTATATGATATATGAGGATGCATATGACTCGTTAGGGAAGAGAAGGGTCTTGAATCCAATAGAGGTAAGGGATACGATCATGAGGGCGGTAGGCGGTATCAGCGACCGCCGGGAGTTCGATCAGGCTTTCGCCTCCATCCCCTACCCTTCTTTGGCGCTCCGGTATCAGGAGGATCAGGATTACGCCGATCGGATGTATGACACGTATCGTAATATGACCCGTATGGAGGTTCGGAGTCAGGACGGAAATACGATTACCGACTCGTACTTCAATAGTACCACACCGTATATCAGTATGCCTAAGGATATGAAGGGTCTAAGGGATAGGGTTGGGGAGATAATCGATATGGATGATTTTAAGGACATCAAGGACGTTGCCGGACGTCTGCATGACATAGCCATGGATCTTGCCGACATGGGCGTGGATATAAGCGAGGCGATCAGCGATGAGATGATTATATCCAGACCGGAGGATATCCGTGATCTTATGGCGTCGCTGGACGTCATGTTGTCTTCCATACAGGCCGGCAATTCGGTATACGATAGCTTTATCTCCGATCTTGATAGGATAACAGGGAAAGGGAATCCGATATACGAGGTTCAGGATACTTATTCTACTGGGGATAGGATGGTGTATGTAAGGTCCGGGAATACATCCCCTTCCGATATGTATGATAGGAGCATGTTGTATATTAGTAGGAATACGTACCATAACACGGCCCCGATAACCGACACCGATCAGGCCTATGAGATGTTGGCCGATATCGGGATAGAGCGGCCCTCGTACTTGCCGGCTGGCGTGGTTCCCGCCGGGGCTTCCCGTTCCGATATTGGCGTGGTCAAGGATAACATAAAGAAGCTAGTTATGTCCAACATCTCATCCTCGAATACAGAGAACATGATCCTTACCAGATTGATATACCAGCATCCCGTAACCCCTAAGATGGATGATGTCGATATTGATCGGGAGTTCAGGAGATACGAGGCTAGACAGGGGAAGGACCGGGATTTTATCAAATCCTGTACATCGTTGAGGAAAATCCAGATCAAGGAAAGGTTAAAAAAATCGGATTTATATAATAATGTCTTACGTTTCCTTGATTTTAATGGATTTTATAACGTATCTTTGAACCACCATGACAGAGGTACGTTAAAAAGCATGGAGATGTCGTTGCCGGAAGGTCAGGTGAGGGATCTTCTGTTTGACGTGGCTATCGAGTCCGGTGACAGTAGCATGAGAAACCTTTTCTATCTGGATGGTCAGGATAGGATGATGGATGTCGGGTTTTACAGGTATCTGTACCAAAGGAATCCGGGCCTGCTCCGGGAGGTCAACGGCGGCGTCGAGGCGAGACCGGACGGTTCGTTCTTGGCTCGTGGGAGGTATGATGATTTCGTGTCATTCCAATCCGGTTTATATGAGAAGGTAGGTGAGACGGTTGATGGTGCGATATACAGGTTCGTTGATGATCTTATATACTCCGATCCATCATCATATCAAGAAAACATGGTACGAAGGATGGGTGACGTTACGGTAAGGAGTGACGATAATCGCCTGTCAAGGATAGAGGATAATCCCTCATCCAGTAAGATAATTAATGAATACACTGCTAATACAAATAAATTAATGCGAGATTTTTCGTGTAGTTAATCTCTCTTTGGCGTCGTGAGACGTTTTCTTTCGAGCATTGAAACATTGAATTTATGGATTTGCATGAATCCGGGTCGTAGTGATACGTTCCGGATTTTTTTGTCTTGTATCGGTTCTTATTAATCCCATTTACAAGACATTAAGTACTTTGATGATGACACATATCACGATCTTAGGGCTGTTAATTTTTGAACTTTGTAACGCCCGCCATCAGGTGGGGTTATTATTAATTCAAAAATAAATAGACATGGGTACAAGTGGAGACAAAATCGTTTTGTTAGACGGTATGGGTTCCGGTAGTGGAAGCGCCACTAACGGTTTATTATCTATGATTCCGGGGATGTTCGCCAACTTAATAGGCGGAAATAAGATGGATCCGAACTTGGTAGCGGCTTTGATGAACGGTCGTAACAACCAAGACGGTTTCGGCGGGGCTAACGGTTGGTGGTTGTGGATCATCGTCCTGTTCTGGTTATGTAAACTCCATGGCTTTGGCAATGGTTTTGGCAATGGTAATGAGTGTTGCGCTAATGGTCTTCCAGCTCAATTGAATAACGACTATGGTCGTGAGTTACTGATGCAGGCTATCCAAGGTAACAGAAGCGCTATCGATCAGATCGCTAACGCCTTGAACTGTACTACCACTCAATTGCAAAGCGCTATCTGTAACGTACAAGGCGCTATCGATAAGGTAGCTGGTCAGGTAGGTATGACCTCTCAGGCTGTTATTAACGCCGTACAGCAACAAGGTTGTGAGATCGGTAATCAAATTAGCTCTTGCTGCTGCAATTTGAGTTCTTTGATCAACCAAAGCACTTGCCAGACTCAGCAGATGATCAACAATCAAGGTTATGAGAATCGTCTTGAGACATTGAATCAGACTAACACGTTACAAAACACTATTAATCAAGGATTGGCGAACAATCGTGAGCAAGCCACGAGTCGGTTCAATATCTTGAGCGCTAAGATTGATGCTCAAACAACCTTGATTAATGATAAATTCTGTCAATTGGAAATGCGTGAGATGCAGAATACGATCAATCAGTTGCGTGATGAAAGGTCGGCTTACCAAGCCTCCGCGTTGACTCAGCAACAGACTCAGAATTTGATCAACCAGTTGAGACCTACCCCTGTGCCGGCTTATCCTTCATGCTCTCCTTACCAGACTTATGGATGGGGTCAGGCATTTTATGGAGGTAATTGCGGATGTGGGTGCAACAATGGATGCTGCAACAACGGAAACGCCGCTATTTAACTCTATAAAGGAAGGAGGCTATTATGGCTTGTGTTTCTAAAATAGGGTCTCTTTATGAGTTGGTTACGAAGAACGTGGTAGTGACTACTACCAACACCGTCTTCGGCATCAACCCAAGGATATGGCTGTCCTTGCCATGCGAGGGCCTTCTGCTGCTGAAAATCCGGCAGGTGGTTCCGACAACAGGCGAGACATTGCCAGTACAGATAGCTGTCCCAGCGAATAGCACCGTATCCACGGTAGGTGATGACACATGCTGCCCGGTAACCGGCGTGGCTGTGGTGAACCCGATCAACGTGGCTGTGACCGGAGCGGCTATGGTTAACAACACCGAACGCCTTGTTTATTTCAACAAGGTAAGGGGTGTATTGAGGCTCATGGATTGCTGTGTGCCTACAACCGCCGCATCAGCGTCGGAAACGGATGTTGATGAGGAATAGGTTAGATTGGATGTCTAATGGGAGGGTATTCCCTCCCGCTTAAAAATCGAGATATGTTTAGAGACTTAAAGAAAGGATTTCAAGTATATACGCTGGATACGTCCGATGTTCCGGTGTTCAGGATGGGGAATGTGGTTAACGTGTCCGAGCCTAGGTTCCAGCAACCCCAGATGGGTCAGATGGGGCAATATCAGCAACTACAGGATAGGGTGATAGACCTTACCGTGGAGATAAACGGGTCTTCCATGACCTATGTCGTACCGGAGAGCAGGGATGTCGCTATGTCCAATAACATAACTTTGGCCTGCTCGGTCGATCCGATCATGAACCAGCTTAACGCCGCTAAGAGAACCAGCTCCGATATTCTCGATAGTATCGATAAGCATAGGAGGACACTAGAGGCTTGTGATTCGATCCTTGAGGAAATCAATCCGGCTTTTAAGCAGACTAAGGATCAAGACCGGAAGATCAAGAATCTTGAGGAGAAAGTCGATAGGATGGGATCCTCTTTCGATGAGCTAAAAGAGTTGTTAATTAAAAAATTAGGTTAAGATGAGAGTTATAGATTTAGGCGGCGGCCACGATGAGGACTACGATGATGAGATCTACGATCGTAGAGGCGGCCGTGGACGTAGCAGACGTTCGGATGGGACTTACATGGGTTATGGTGGTGGAATATACGACCACTATGGCAAGGAGCATGACGGCAGAATGGATGAGCTAGAACGCCGTGAGCGTGATCTTGAAAGACGCGAGAGGGAGCTGGAACGTGACGAGCGTGAGCTTGAGAAACGCGAGAGACTCCATGAACGTGAGGACGAGATGTATCGCAGGGGATGGTTCGGTGAGCGTGGCATCCGTGACGAGTACGAAGGTACCGAACCGTATATGCGCAGGGGACGCAGGAGTCGTTACTACTGAGGAGCAGACGCCGATGACCCGGATTATAAGCGGTATATAGACACCCATGGATATCACTTTTCCAAGGAGCTGGCTAGGGAAGCCGCTGACAAGATGCTTAACGCCGACGGGTCCAAGAGAAGATGGACGATGGAGGACGCTAAGCAGATGTTCGATAAATGCGGGGCCAAGAAACCTGATAACGCCACTTGGGGAGATATCCAATATCTGTTCGCTATGTTCTATAGCGACTACTTTCCTAAGGTATTGGATTGCGACCAGAAAATAGTCAAGGCTGTCTTGGCTTATCTGGAAGACCCTGACGCCCCGGAAGGGACGGCGTTCGTAAGGTATCTGGCGGTGCGGTGCTTCGTCGGTGACACAATCAAATGGAGTGATATGATTTAGTTTGATACAACGTTGGAGAACCCTGTCGGCAATAGAATACCGATAGGGTTTCTTTTTGACCGTAGCTTTATTATGATTACATTTGTTCGAGGTAGATCTTTTGTTCATAGGAAGGGTGGGCGGGAATGAAAAAAGGCATCCTCACGGACACCCTTCCCCTTTGGTTGAAAATCACTTAAAACATTATGAGTTACTACACCGCAAATATAGATAATTAAATACAAACTGCAATGGGTAAGGGGTATTATTGGATAGAGCCAGTGGATCAGACGTTAAATGATTTCCAATTTTATAAGGCACGTATCGTAGGCGATCCTGAATATGACGAGAAACATCATCGTGTTATATTGAGGACTGATAAGTATTTCCCTGTCGGAAGTATCTTCCATGTCTTAAAAGACCCAGAGATGTTTGTTATAGAGAGGAAGTTTAAGACATGGGGGAATAAGTATGTCGTTAAGCCTTGTGAGGGTGAATGGGAATGGGATTCTGTCCAGAAACTTAAAGACAAGGCTATTATATTCCGTAGCGGATTCCTGCACGGGGACGGCAGTTTCTGACACTTACCCGTATCTCCCCCCCCCCCTCGATTTCTTGGTATTTATGTATATAACTATATTTGAGCAAAAAATAAGTGTAATATGGCAGATTTTCAAGGTAAATACAATGGTGATCAGATAGAGCAGCTTTTGGATAAGGCTAATGATATTGATCTTACCAAATATGCTCTTAAGACGGATAATGCCCCTACCGCCACGAAATTACAGGCGGCTAGGACCATAGCGCTGTCCGGGGCTGTTACCGGTAGTGTCTCATCGGACTTCGGAGGCAACGTAACTATCTCCACGACATTGGCCAATTTTGATGCCTCTAAGATCGCATCCGGAACCATCAGCATAGATAGGTTACCTAAGGCGGCTTTGGAGAGATTGGTCGTGGTAGCTGATGATACGGCTAGATTCGCCCTTACCACCGCTACGGCTCAAAGCGGTGATACGGTAAAGGTCACGTCTACAGGTAAGATGTATCTGATAAAAGACGAGTCTAAATTGAACAGTGAGGATGGGTATGAGCCTTACACGGCCAGTCAGGCTTCCTCCGTGCCTTGGTCCGGGGTTACGGGCAAACCAAGTACCTTCACCCCTCCCACGTCCTCCGCTACCGTTCTTGGCGGTATTAAGGTAGGATATACGACTTCCGGGAAGAACTATAAGGTACAGCTGGATTCGTCCGGCAATGCTTACGTTAACGTTCCGTGGACGGATAATAACACAACGTATAATGAAGCCACGGCCGACACCTTAGGATTGGTTAAGATCGGCTATGCTTCTAATGGAAAGAACTACGCTGTGCTATTGGCTAATGGCAAGATGTACGTCAATGTCCCTTGGACTGACAGTAACACGACTTATACCCAAGCTACAAGCGATAATCTGGGTCTTGTTAAGATCGGGTATTCAGCTAACGGAAAGAATTACCCGGTAGCTCTTGACGGAAATGGTAAGATGTATGTGAATGTTCCGTGGACGGATACCAACACGACATACACCAATATGGGAGCCGCTTCTGCCTCAGCGGCGGGAAAGGCAGGTTTGGTCCCCGCACCTGCCGCCGGAGCGCAAGCCAAGTATCTTCGTGGTGATGGGACATGGCAAACTCCTCCTAACACCACATATAGTAACATGGGAGGAGCAACGTCCTCAGCCGCAGGATCGGCGGGATTGGTACCCGCTCCGGCCGCCGGCAAGCAAGCCTCCTTCCTTCGTGGCGATGGTACGTGGGTGATTCCGACAAATACCACATACGCCGTGGCCAATGAGTCTACTAACGGTTTGATGGCGGCCGCCGATAAGAAGACCATGAACAGGCTTATAGGGGTTAATACGGTCACGACATTAGCTAACCTGCCTATTAGCAAGAGAAGTATCACGGCTACGTTATCAGCCGCTACCACCCTATCCGTGCAGTCAGGGATGCAGATAGGGGAGGAGCTGATGATCAGGTGCGTCCCGTCGGCGGCCTTCACGCAGGCTATACCCAACTCCGGGGCTTATGTAAGCATGAGTGGTACTTCTATAACCACTACGGCTAACAAGCCTTTCGAGATAAATATCTGGTGTTACGCTTCAGGTAAGTATAGTATCGCCGTTAAAGAATAAGATTAATGATATAAGATATGAGCTACGTATATATAAACAGGGAAATATATCCCAATCAATTAGTTCAGGGCGATCCGCTTGATGATAATTACGCCAAGGGCTATAGTTATGATGATTACATTAACGGGAATCCCGCCCCATGGATAGAGCTTGGGGAGGAGCAATTGGCGTTCAAGGAGGCTAATCCTAAAGCTACGGTTAAGGAGATTATCGAGGCTAAATTGGATGACTCAAGGCTTCTTAATGAGGAGAAATCGGCTAAGTATGAGGAGATCAGGACTTATGAGAATAATAATCTTCATGAGTTTTTCTTGGATGACCAAAATATCTATATCCCTGAATATGATAGGCGTAACGCTTTGACTGATGGGGCTATAGCTGGTAAGATAACGATCATGGGTCTGAAGTTTGATATGACGGAAGGCAAGATCTTGATCGGGATGATGGATAAGTATGATAATGATCTGATGTCGGCGTTAGGAGCCAAACAGAGGGAAGTAAGCTTAGCCACTACCGTAGAGCAGGTGAGGGCTATTGACGCTCAGTCCGGCTATCCAGACAAGGTAAATATCACCATGACTTATGTCCGGCAACAGGCAAAGGAGAAAGATGTCTCCGATCCTCAGAAAGTGGCTGTCAGATTCTCCAGAATGGTGGTTAATAACAAGACTATATCTTTATCCCCTAATGAGAAACTGGATGTTAAGGTTCTATTCCCTATATGGGGACAAGAAGGGGCGGAGTTCGGGTTGTCGGTGGATGCCGGATTCTGTCTCAGGGTGGTGAAGGACGATACGGATATCCTTTATGAGGTTATTCAACAACATACATTATCAAAGGAATGGGAACCCGGATTGGATACGGCTTCCTTATACAAGGTCATTGATAAGGAGCATGTCGGGACCATAGGGGATCCTATCCCGTATTTCCCTCCAATGGAGATATTCAAGGA